TGTCCCCACAACGAGTTGTCCGCTCTCTGCCGAAGAGTTCTCGCTCCCCTTCCCTCCCAGGTCTTTGAGCCTGTTGGGCGCGAGTATTCTCATATGGTTGGGCTTTTGACCAAGTTGTCGCGTAGCTACCTCCAGCCTGCCTGGAGCTTGGAGAGGACTGCTTTGTCCTATTCAGGCGCCATGCGTAGGCGCTACGTGGCTGCTTTTGAGTCTCTTCGTGACTGGCCTTTGGATCTGGTCAGAGACTCTAAGCTCGACTGCTTTCTTAAGGCAGAGAAGGTCAACACGATGCTCAAGTGGCCTAAGCCTAGGTTGATTTTCCCTAGGTCTCCTAGGTACAACCTTGTGTTGGCCTCTAGGCTTAAGCCGTTTGAGCATTGGTTGTGGGCACACTGCACTGCCGAGCGTTTGGGTGTCCCGGGTGTCGGTCGTCTTGTTGCCAAGGGGTTGAACCTACGTCAACGCGCCAAGCTGATCCAGCGCAAGCTGGGTCTTGGCTTTGTGTGTGTTGAGGTTGACGGTTCTGCCTTCGAGGCTCACGTCGGCCCGCATCAGCTCTCGGGTGAGCACTCTGTTTACAGAGCTGCCTATCCGAGGGACCGATTGTTGCGACGGCTTCTGTCTAGGCAGAAGGAGTTGTTCGGTCGCCTTCCCTCTGGTGTGCGGTTTTCCCGCATCGGAGGGAGGGCTTCCGGCGATTTCAACACGGGCATGGGCAATTCTATTGTCATGTTGTCTGTGTGCTATGCCGTCTTACATGACTTTGTGTCGTGGGACATGTTGGTGGATGGCGATAACGCTCTGTTGTTCGTTAGGCAGTGCGATTTGGGGAGACTCCGGGAAGTTGTGGGCCCTAGGGCTCTGGCTTCTTGTGGGCAGGAGTTGACCGTTGAGGAACCTTGTTCAGTTCTGGAGGGTGTTGTCTTTGGACAGTCCAGACCTGTTTGGTTCCCTGATGGTTATCGGTTGGTTCGAAACCCGTTTAAGGCTCTTTCTGGGATCACGTCGTCACACGCGTGGTTGCATGAGCCCGGGTTCCGTCAGGAGTATGTCAGGGGCGTCGCGGTCTGCGAGTCGTCCTTGGCGGTCGGCCAGCCCTTGCTTGGGGCTGCGTGTCAGGCCCTTCTGCGAGCCACCGGACCTGGACGTGTGCGCGAGCACATTGCTTTCAGGGACTATGCCCACTACGGCGTTTCGCCCAATGACCCAGTTGTGTTTGTG